GTACCAACTGCTACACCAGAGTATGGGATTGCCTTTTCTTCGCAAAATGCTGTTAGATGGGCTAAGAATCCGCCGTAAGCGTGAGCGGCATCTACTCCTAAATGTCTTCTAACTTCTTCAAAGTAGACTTCATCTATTTTACCTATTAAGGTCAATATTTCATTTAGCCACTTAGTAAAACGCAAATAACGCATTCCACCGCCTTCAAACCTTTGAGGCTTAAAAGAGATAAAACCATGGGTAATATCTCCTTTATTCGAAATAGCCCATCCTGTAGTAGTACCTAGATCTAATGCAAGAATATTCATTATATAGGAAGGTTTACTTTAATTGGTTCAACCTTATCCTTTTCAGTCTGGTAAGGTATTTCTTCACCATCTTTATAAGAACCATCTTTTTTACGTTTTTTATCACCACATAAAAAAGCTCCATGTCCATCGCATATTAATTCTTCATCTTCGATCTTAAAAGAAAAGTCGTCTTCTCCTATGTATAGACTGAAAGTATTTTTACTATGACAGACAAACATTAATTCTGGTAAATGTTCATAGCTACTTAATACAAGGCGATTTTTAAAAAATCGTTCTATTTGATTTTTTCTAAATCCAGCGATTTGTTGCGTAGCTAATTCTTTTATTCTAAACTCTTCGGCAATTAACTTCTCTAATTCACCATTAGCAATAGCGGTCTTAAATTGCTCTTCTTTAAGAGCCTTTGATTCTGATGCCATTCTTGTATTTACAATAGCATTCATAATAATTCTTAGTTCTGGAGTATTTTCAAAGAACTCGTTTACCATATCTTCAACTTCTTCATCATTTACAGAATAAACAACTCCTCTTTTTTGACTAGGGCGTTCCATTTCTCCTCTGGACGTAGCAAGAACATTTGAATTGCAATTTTGATCTATCCATAAATCTCTAAAATAATCATATAATACTTCGCTAGGAACACGATCAGATTCAATCATTAAGTCTTTAAGTTCTAAAAGAATTTTAGTTTTATTTTTCATAAAATACCTTATTTGTTATACATATTTAGTTAAATTATTTAAGTTGAGAATCTTTTATATATTCGTCAGCTATAACCTCACCTATTATTTTGTAAAAAACTATATATTTATCGCTTTCTAACTCTTTTTTAGTAGGTATCCAACTTTTATGTTTTATACCTTCTTCGGTCAGACAATGGATCAAAAATATATTAGGTCTTTGTATGTGCAGATTTGCATAGGTATATTTAGGCCAATTAGGTAACCTAAAGCACCAAGCTTTATTTTCTATAGTTTCTTTTAATACTTCATAAAAAGTACAATTTTCTTTTATTTTATTTTTCATTATTAAAAAGGAATTTCGTCATCTCTAAGAATAGGTTCGGCAGGAGAAAAAGTGTTTTTCTCATTTATTTTGAATCTACCGTTTTCTACTGTAGGGGCTACTGCTCCTTTATTTAAAGTGGCACTTGTAAAAGTAGTAACAGAAGGTTTTGCATTTTCCAGTTTAAACATTTGATATTCTTTGCTTCCTGGAGTTAATACTTGGACTTCATTTTTTGGCTGCATTTCACCATTATATTGTTGCATCTTTACTTTAATCTTGCAGACACAGACTAAATTGTCTAAAGCACCATAATCTTTTATATCTCTTCTAGTATCTAGTACATCAGCTTTAAGCTCATAGGCAGAGTCGATAATCTGGCGCATAGTTTTTAAACCAATCTCGGTAAATAAGTTACCTTTTTCAGAATATAAACCTATATTAGTTGTTATAACTCTGTTTTTAAACTCTCCATCTAATAGCTCAAATTGACAGGCTAAAAATAAAGCTGAAGAAGAGTTAGACTGAGTAACCCAACCATCCTCATATCCTTCAGCGATATAACCACCTCTTTTTAAGGTAACTCTCGTATGAGCTATCGTGCCATCTGGTATTACGTCATAAGTTGGAAGAGCTATTTGATTTAGATCTATGCGCATTTTTTCCTCGTTGTAATATAATTTATTGATTTCATTATTTGTTCTTCAGTTAGCTCTTCTAAAGTTTTTACTTCCGCTTTATTTAGCCATTTATCTACTTCTTCAGGCTCTATTTGATAATCATCGATTAGATTTTCAAGTATTTGAAGTGGTGTAAGTTCTTTATTATATACATCATCTTTAAATGCGTCTTCTACTGATTCATTTACAAGTAAATTAACCTTGTCTTTTAAACTGGCTATTTTACTTTTTTTTATAGGATTCTCTGATACATTCTTTAGCTCATTAGCTTCAACGTCCTTTAATTCTTCTACAGAATGAGAGCATAGCAGAACTTGCGGTAGATGCGTTCTAATCAAAAACATAGCTGCCCTATACATAAGCATAAGTTGAGGCAGTGTTTTATATTTAGTGCCAGTTTTGGTTGCCCATCCTTCCGCGACTGCCTGCGCCATAGTTACAGTCATTTCAATAGGCATTCCATCTTTAAGAGTAGCATATGCAGTAACTTCCATATCATCATCAACTCCTGATACTTTATATTGGATAGAATCCTTTAAATAACCACTTTTATTCGCTAATGAGATCGCAAAGTTACTAGTAATACCAAGTTTACCCTGAATTATATAAGTATTTTGCATAATTGTCATTACATCAAGCTTTAAGTTTTGAGCTGTTTGTATAGCAATAAAAATGTTAGAAGGTTTATTTCTATAGCAAGCAGGAACAATATCGCTTGTAGCTAGCATTTCCGCCATTTTGTAGTAACGTTCCCAATTTTCAATTCTATCTATATTATTGTTGGGAGCATCGATAGTAACTAATTCTTGCATATTGATTACCTATAATAAAATTATTATTCGCCAGAGCCATAGCCAGAGCCATAGCCAGAGCCAGAGCCAGAGCCAGAGCCATAGCCATAGCCAGAGCCATAGCCAGAGCCAGAGCCAGAGCCAGAGCCAGAGCCATCGCCAGAGCCATAGCCATCGCCAGAGCCATAGCCAGAGCCAGAGCCATAGCCAGAGCCAGAGCCAGAGCCAGAGCCATCGCCAGAGTCATCGCCATCGCCAGAGCCATAGTTAATGTTTACTTTTTCCATATAGGCACTTCCTTAATAGATTTTTCTGCTTTGTCGGATACTTTTAGTATTTCAATTACTCCAATTAATAAAACTTTTGATACTTCGGCAGGGAATTGACATTCAGTTGGTGCGCTCGTCCCTTCTTCTGCTAATTGAGAAAGTGAAGCTGCTCCTTTCCAATACCAAATACGTCTTGCATTATTTAACTCGACTTCATTACCTATTTTTCTTTTTAATGTTCCAGCAAACACTCCCGCAGAATAGGTACGTACAATTACATATTCATCTAAGAATAAATCGTTAATAGAAGTTTGTTTATCTAAATACTCTACAACTGAATTATTATTAGTCGTTGGTTTATCTAGTATCGAAATTATTTCTTTTAATGTATTTAAATCCACATTAGTTCTCCTTTTGTTAATATTGTTATTTACTTAGTCTTTAAAAAAATAGGCAAAAGATACTCCAAATACTCTTGAGCATTCTTTAATTACGATTAAAGGGATGCAACGTTCTCTTTTTCCGTGCATGTACCTTTGTAATCTAGATTCACTAATATCTAATTCTTGAGCTAACTTAGCTATTGTCTTATTAGTAGATATTCTTAAAGCGTTGATTCGCAAACCTATATCTTTATGTATTTCTTGATCTAATTCTTTGCTGCACTTAGTCATATAGATTACATTGGTTACAATATATTAGTTATAATATATCAGTTATAATATATCAAGTTTTATTTCAGATTATTTATCTTCTCCCCACCTTTCAATAATTCTCATAAATTTTTTCTGATCCTTTTGATTTAATTTTTCAAATTTTTGGAAAAAGGCGTTTTTAAGAACATTATCATCAGGAGTATCTTTGCTATCATCAAGTAAAAATTCAATATCAACATTTAATATGGCTGCTATTTTTATAATCTTTTCAGCAGAAGGCTTGCGCGTATCACGGTTTTCTAACTCCCAGATGTATCCCTTGCTAGAATCTGTTTGGTCTGCCAATTGTTCAATTGTTAAGTCTTTTTCTTTTCTTAACCTACGAATTTTTTCTCCTAAGCTATTAGACATAAAGACCTATCTTAACTTTTTTATTTCATCTACTTTACTAGCAACATTCTAGTAGGTGCAACTTTCTTTAAACAATCTTCATATATATGAGGATATCTAGTTTCTAATCTTTTTTTATCAATGCTAAATCTTTCTGACCCTATAGTATAATAAGCAACTTTCCGATCGTTTTCATCGACTAAAACCTCGTTATCTTGTATATAATTTTGAATGATAAATTTAAGCTCATCTATTTCATAATTTAATACTTTTGCATCAGTACGCTTTTCTTTTAATTTTGCAACAGCTTCGTTTATCTCTTTATTAGAATGAATAACTTTATCCTTTACTCCGTAAGGCCACATTGTCTTAATATCATCTAAAGTAGAACAAGCAGGTGGCACTCTTTTTACCACATGGTTTTGCCAAAACTCAACACCAGCTTTTATTAAATTATCTTGAAATAACTTGTCAGCATTATAAGTGTAAATTTTAAACTTCTGACCGCCAATTAAAACTGCAATATCTACTCTAGAAACTCCAGTTATAGCAGCGTACCAAGCCACTTGAGCATAATAAGACTCAGGTATTTCTTCTGATCCTTCTTCGCCCCATTCCTTACCCATCATAAAGCCAGCAGTTTTACACTCTAATATATACTCTTTATCACCAATCCATCTATCTATGTTAGCAGCTAAAAAAGGATAGTCTTTATGACGAATAAGACCTTCAGGTTTTGACGTTATGTTGCCAGTTCTAACAGTATATTCGTTAGCAACAACATCTTCTAAAAGAGTACCGAAATAAGCAGCCTCGTTTATTTCTTCTTCAGCTATATTTTCTCTCGTTTTATCTAAATAAACATCAAGCGGCGTAGCATACGTCTCTTTAGTAGCGGAAATAATAGCCCCAATATCAGAACCTCCAATGTAAGTTTTTCTTTCCTTGAGCCAATTTTCTCTTTCTAAACTATTCATATTCTCCCCTCGATCTTAATTATTACCCAACGATTAGTCAAAATTCTCTTAGGTGAAAACATATAGTCTTCCACTTTTTTATCATTCATGTTACGTACTATACAATTCGAATTGTCCACATAAGAACTGATTATGTGTTTATAAAACTTATCTGGATATTGAACATTATCTTCATGATAATAAATAATATTACCTTTACGATAACTTTTTAAAGCCGTTTCAAACTTATGAAATGTTGGTAAAAGTTCCCAATCACAATATGAAAAATCATCAATCCTGAATTCGTGTTTTTCCTTCACAACCTCACATTCAGGATAAACATAATGTTTTTCAGCCCACACTATATCCCCCTTTAAAAATAAAAAACTACCTACACCGTAAGATTTTTTTCTTACTTTATGACCTTTATTAAGTGCGTTCATAGCGTGTATAAAATTCATATTTAACTCCTTTAATTTATTCTTAAGTTCCTTTATGTTTCTCTCTATTAGTGCTATTATTTTATTTAATTATCCAATCATTCGCATTTAGATCTTCTTTACTAAAATTATAATGATTCTCATTAGCATCTACAGAGAATCTATTTATCCAAGCTTTTCTCCTTATTGATTTGCCTTTTCTCAATGAATCTATCGCCTCCGCAAAAAGATATAGTTTTTCATCTTTTAGTACGTACCAATCTTCGGCTAATATAATTGTAGCTGTAAAAGGTTCGTCTTTATATATTTTACCATCAATAACACATGTAGTTGTAAGGAATATACCTACTTTATCTAAGATAATTTCATCATTATTTTTATTCCTTCTCATTAGTTTAATAGGTTTATCATTATTACTTTGTAATAGTTTTACTGCTTCTATAATATTCATTCCTTTGCTCCATGTTGTATTAATAAGTCTCGCCTTTCAAAATATTGATAACTAATATGTCTAGAACTGATCAATGCTGTTATATCATTGTCATCTTTTAAATTAACGTCAGCTCCAGCAGCTAATAATTCTCTCATTATGCTTAAATACCCACCTTTACTTGCAAATATTAAAGCTGTTTTACCGTGTTTATTCTGTAAATTAGGGTTTGCTCCAGCTGCTAGTTGCTCTTTTACTATTTCAAGCTCACCATTGCGGCAGGCAAACATTAATGCTGTCATTTTGTATCCATTTTGGAAATTAACATCTGCTCCAGAAGCTATTAGTTCTTTTGTTTTTGACAATTCATTATCTATTGCTGCGTCTATTATGTTCATTACACCGCTCCATTTTGTTTTAAATATTCTATTATCTCTTCTGTGTTATAATCCATAGCATAACTTAATGGCGTTCTTTGACCATTATCCATAGCATTAATGTCGTGTCCAGCAGAGATCAACTCATTGATTATTTCGAATTAACCATAATAAACTGCAAAATGTAATAGTGTCCAATCAGCTCTATTCTTAAAGCAAATATCTTTACCATCTGCTATTGCTTTTTTTACCTCTTCTAAATTATCCAACCGAATGGCTTCTATAATATTCATTGTAAAATATCCTCTAGCCTTTTAACTCTTAACTCTAAGGCTAATTCATTATGTTGACGCATTATTCTTGTATCTTCTTTAAGATAGTAAAATTCTATAGATGTTAATATTAAAAATAATAGGAGGGCAATTATCATCACATAAATAAAAACACATTTTAAGTCATTATTCATTTTTTTATTTCTCTAAATTTTATTTTTTGTAAAAAGCTCTG